GAATAAATGAAGTAAAATAAAAAATGTGAGGGGGTTTACTAACGGTGAGGGGTACACTACAAATATTTCAGTCAGACATCGCCTCGACATAAAAAATTTGTATATATAACCCGTTGATACTGAAGATTTTGTAGCGATGTCCGTTCCTATAAAAAAGATTATGTTAAGTAGGGTGCGTAACCCGTTGATTATCAGCAGGTTATAAAGTCCTATAAGAAATATTATGTTAACCAGGGAACCGGTTGATACTCAATGCCTTATATATTATGGAAAAAGATATGTATAACTCGCTGATATACATTACACTATATGGGAAAAATTGTTTATTGAGTATCAACGAGTTGTGCGGATATGAAAACCTTTAATATATAACCGGTTGATTATCAGCAAAAAATCTTTTGAGACCATTTGGTGGGTAACTTAAAATGTCGTATCTTTATGTAGTAAAGTATAATAATAAGGGGATATTCCCACATAGTAAAAAAACATAATATGAGAAATTTGAATGAGTTTAAAGAAGGTTACAAAAAACACAATAGTAATGAGCGTACAGTTTATTTAACGTTTGCCCCTTCTAAAATGAGTAACGCAGTAAAACCAAATACCGTTGTTGAATTTAAGGATTTTATGGGTCGTAAACATAAAGTTGCCGTTAGAAACAATACCGAAATGAAAAAGGCGATGTTGTTTTTCGGTATGTTGAAAAGAGAGTCAACAAAGATTAATCAAATCCTCGCCGATTATCCGGTCCGTATGGGTATGATTGAAAAACGTTTTATCCCACAAGTTAAAAGAGAATTAAGAGGTATCGGATTGACTAAGAAGGCGATTGATGTAGTGTTAGGTTAATACCTAACATTTTCCACGTTTCAGTAATTGTAGTAAATAACCAATAAAAAAGAGTATATGAGTAAAAAGAGTAAATATAGTATAAAGAAAGTTCGTAGAGTAATGAAGATGAAATCTAATGATTTTAATCCTGCTACCTACAATGTATGGAAGGTATCTGGTCCAAAGGGATTCAGTAAGTATTACACCACTAAAAAAGATGCTACCGCATTCGTTAAGAGGTATACTGATACTTCGGTTACTACGGATATTATAATTGATTTGATTAAAGGTAGATAATCACATAACACATTAAACCCCCCCAATACAATGAATAGAAAGAAAAGAAACGATAGAAACCATATACTATATGAGATTGTTAATACCGAAACTGGTAAAAGTTATATTGGTGTTACTGCTGCGATAGGTAGACGGTTTCTTTATTCAATCCGACTTCGTTTCCAAAAACATTGTAGTAGAGCGAAGTGTGAGAATAAAGGTTGGAAACTATATCAGGATATGAAAGAATGGGGACCTGATGTATATGATGTATTTCTACTCGATGTAGTAAGAGGTAAAGCTAAGGCTCACCAAATAGAAACCCAATTATTAAAAGAATTTCAGTACGAATTAAACTCAACTCACTAAAACAGTAACAAAAGAATATTGGCAAGAAGTAAAACAAGAAATAGAAAACATTTAAAAAAGATTAATTATGACAAATAAAGAACAAAATGAAAAATTTAGAAATGCTCTAGAAGAACTTAGAGCATATAATCAACAAGAACTTCCCCAACAAGAAATATCAGATGAGAAAATAGAGAAAGCAGCTGCAGATTATGATAATGGTGTTCTTTATGGACCACCGTTAGTTCATTTTGAACAAGGTGCATTTTGGTATAGAGAACAATTAAAAAGTAAATAATGAAAAGATTAATAAGAATACTATTAGGAATTATATTTTCACCAATTATGTTATTTCTTGGTACTTGGATATGGTTATTTGAAACAAATACAAGAAGTTGGATTGAAAAAGTAGGCATTACTGTATGGCATTTAATAAGTGGACAATGGAATGAATTTTTAGATTAGAGAACAATTAAAACAAAGGTAATGAAAACAATTAAAGCAATGCAAGCAAAAAATCTAAAAGAGAACTATTACATTTTCGGAAACAAAGGTAACGTATTGAATAATGATTGTCATATTGCGAAACCGGCCGATTGGTCTGGAACTACTTTATGCGGTACTCCTATGTTATCAACAAATTGGGCAAGGATTAATGAAATGAATAATGTAGGTTGTTTAGAATGTAATAGACTTTACAAAAAATTTGAATCATTAAAATAAAAAATAATATATGAATAAGAATATGGAATTTTCTCTAATGGAATTGAACGAATTAATCTACTGTGTTGGTACAGCGTTAAAGACCGGCAGTATGGTAAATAAGAAAGTAGCTAACAAATTGTGGGCTAAACTAACTGACGAGCTTGAATGCCGTTGTAGTGAATTAGATAAACAAAAATCAGGCTGGTCCAACCAATGGCCACCAATGCCGACTGGACACTAATCAATTAACAAACCAATTAAAACAAACAATATGAATAAAGTTTATGTAGTAATGAAAGGGTATCAATACGAAGGGTATACCGATACCGACATGAAAGTGTTTGCTGTAAAAGCAGACGCTGAAGCTTACGCTAAAAAGCTTAAAGCTGAAGATGATCTTGATATTATAGATTATATTACCATCCATGAGCATGTAGTAGTAATGGACTTCGGACCTGAATACGACTCTGCCGGCTTTACCGAAGATGATAGAATCGTAAATGGCCAGTACAATGTAATCAAAGACCCGATAGGCGGGGGACACTAATCAATTAACAAACCAATAAATCTATAACATATGAAATTTCAGGAAAAAGGGAGCACCGCTAAAAAGCACTTTCAAATAAGTTTAATCAAATCAATCATTCGTATCGGAGCATGTGTCATACTATGTTATGGTAACTACATTGGTGCCGGTATTGGATTGGGTATCGCTGAAGTGCTTGGTATCTATGAAGAGATTGCTTAAGTAATTAACCATTAAAAAATATAATATGAGTAAAAGTAAAGTAAAGACGTACCGCATTGGTGAGTACGCAGTAGGTGGTATCATTGAAGCCAGAGTTACGAATGAATCTGATAAATATCAGTTAGTTGAAGTGAAAGCACGTGATTACAACGATCCGGATCGTGTGGTACTCGCTGACTGGGCTGAAACGGATAACCTTAAATGGTTCAATCAAATAAGGAATACACTAAACGAAATGACTTCGGTATATTATTCCGACCAGATATTAGAGTGGATTCGTAAAGAAGTAGTAAAATTACAAACAAAAAATAAAGTAAATATATAGTATATGAATAAGAAAGAAGTGAATATCAACGAACTGTTGAAAGTAATTAAAGAGATTGAAAGAGAAATGTGGGATAACGTCCATATGGATAACCCACACAAAGTGCATCAGGTTAAGACTTGGGTAGACACGCTGAAAGGTTATTTGAATAGGACTGAAACTGAAACCATATGTTAAAAGAAATTCTCGCTGAATGTGTACTGATTAGTATACCGATATTGGTGATAGTAGGTGTACTGATATTTAGTAAACCGGAAAAAGATATTAAATTTGAAGACTTAAAAAATAAATGATATGAAAATTTGGAGTAAAATAAATGATATGAAAATTTGGAGTAAATTAAACTATGTGTTTATGTGGATAGCTATGGTAGCTGGCGTAGGTGGTACAATTATAGCTATATATCAGGGGTCCAATGGAAGTTGGCAGTTTAGTACCGCCGTATGGTCCTTTGTGGCTTATACCAATCAAAAGAGTATTGACCGGTATGATAAAGTAATTAATAAATATACCGAACAATCTATTGAAGATATGAAGAAAATAATTGATAAAACTAAAAACTAATTAACTATGGCTAAGAAAGCAAGCATAAAAATGAATACATTCAAACGTATAGATGATACTCGTATTGAATTGGAAGGCGTTGTATATAACAGCTCTCACTCTAAAATGATTGAAGTGAAAAACCCTGATGGGTCCAAAATATTATCTATTAAGGTGCAGGGTGTGTACTACTACCCATCAAAAGTAATTGAATCAGTAACAATATAATTAAAACTATTATGGCTAAAGCAAAAATGAAAGCTAGTAAACGAAATACTAAAGTGAAAGCTAACACTAAAACAAAGGCTAAAGCGAAGACTAAACGTAAGGTTAAGGTGGAGACACCGATAGACGGTAAGAAGATTCGTGGTTTCGGACGTGGCTATAATGTTGTGATAACTGAAAAAGTATTTAACTTTGGTAATGGTGCTGATACATACGAAGTGTATGAAGTATCTGGTCCAAAGGTTGACGGGACCCGTATCTTTGTTGATGAAGATTCAGTAAAATCCTTCATTGGATTATGTGATACTGAGAATGTAATTGTAAAGGCCCTATCGGGTAAATCACATGGCGGTATGTTAGCTAGAGGTATCATAAAGGAAATGGCCGATATGAAAGCAGCAGCTGACCTTCCCGAAATTAATACGGAACTTCCAGAGAAATGTGATAAGACTTCGGTTGAAGATATTGACGCGTAAGCGTAACCCTTGATTTCAAATCCAAAAGAGGCCTGTTGTATCTACATCGGGCATTTATTATTAAACAAATTAAAAAAAAAATATGAGTAAAAACGTAAATAAAACTATTCAAACAACAATTAACGAAATAAGAAAAGCTACCGTAAGTGCCTTTGGTGCCAGATACTATGAGGCTGACCAGGTGATAGCTATATTGAATAACCTAATGAAAGATATTGGTGAAGATGATGATGAAGACCAGAATGGTCCGGTTATAACACAATCATTAATAGATACATTGGTTGAATCCATTGAAGAGCAAATTGAAAATAACATTGATAATCTTAGTGATTCGGATATTGTTGATGAAGACTCGATTGAAATTACATTGAGTAGTGGTAGATATAGTATAGACAACATAGATTGTGATAAAGAGAATATTAAAGATGAAGCCAAAGGAAACATTGAGGACTGTATTAAGACTTGGGCTTATGAAAACAAAATCGTAACGGCTTAATATAAATTTGGTAAATCCAAAAAAATGTTGTATATTGTATATAACAACAACAAAGATACAAGCGAAGATGAGGTAAAAGGAAGCCGCCTCAATGGAGCTTGACTATTTATAAACTTAAAGGCAACCACAAAACAAACATGGCTAAGAAAATTAGTACAAAAGTGAATTATCAGGTAACTGAATTAGTAAACAACCTAAACGAAGCGGCTACTTCTAATAGTGAACAAAAGCGTGACTTCTTTACAACTCGCGCTCTCTATAACGCTAAGCGCCTACAATCTATGGTTAGTAAAGCTAAAATCGGAGCAATGGCTTTGATTCTCGCTCTTTCAATCACAGCTTGTGGTGGTTCAACGGAATCAACTCCAACAACTGAAACGGTTACAGCTACACCAGTGGCAACACCAACAGCTGATTCATCAGCTACGATTACAACTACGGACTCAACAAACCGTAAGTAATCAAACTAGGTGCCGCCGGCCAAATACGGGAGTTTTAGAGGAACAAAAGTTTTGGAGCTCGGCACCTAATAAGCGGAGTTAGTGTAACGGTAGCACACCGGCCTTCCAGGCTGGAGGACGTGGTTCAATTCCATGGCCCCGCTCATACATTAAGCAAGCATCTCGGTTTACTCATATATTAATGGTTATTCTCGATTTACTTTACAAACAAATCAAAAAGCTTGTTTAGACATGTAAGAAGGCACCCCGAGAGTGCCTTCTTTTTTTATAACTAATAGTAATCAATCAAATGATATATCTAAAAACCAAAGTGAAAGATATAGGACGAAAGGAGGCGGTCCGTATAGTCAATATGGCTCTACGATGGTGCCGTAGGACATTGGGAGTAAATAGTCGGAAGGCTATGATTCCTATATGGTATGTACATAATGGTATTGAAGGTGACCCATCGTGTGGAGCTTATGATTGTTGGGATAATGAGATATACATATATTGGGACCATTGTGAAGATGTAAAGGAGCTAATCAGTACGTGTATACACGAATGGACTCATCAGAATCAACCTATACGAACAAAGTATTATAGCTATCCATCCTCATATAGTAGGAACCCCTTTGAAAGACAAGCCAGATACGCTGAAATCAAATGGACACC